GTCTGATTAGGCGGTGAAGTCGAACTTACCGAAGGCGAGCGGGTTGTAGACGCAGAGGCCAGCAACCGCTTCGATCAGGCGAGCAGGGCCGCCACCATTGTCCGTCAGTTCGGTGACCTGGGCGACATTGCCGCCGTAGCGCACTTCGACCTGGTCGAACGGGATGATGTAGCCGCTGAAGTTGTTCTTCAGGAACAGGGACGGGTGGAGGCGAATGCGACCAAAGTCACCTTCAAACACATCCACGGACGAGACATACGAGGAGGCATCAGCGTCACGATTGAAGGTGCGGATGCTCTGGTACTGGTTCGTGCCGGAGGCGGTTGTGGTGAAGACGAGGTTGGTGAACGCACGCTTCAGGGTCGGGCCAACGAGGGCATCGTAGTCCTTGAACTGACCAGTCTGGCTGTAGATGCCAGTCAGGATGTCCTGAACGACAGTCTCAGTGAGAGAGGCAGTGCCGACAGACGAGATCTGCGAGGCGGACGGGCAGAAGGCGGAGGCAGCAGCCGGGAGATCGACAGTGTCGATATTGGCGGCAGCAACGATCCACTTGTCGAGACCACGGGTGCGGTAGCCGACTGTGCCGTTGTCAACCTGAGCGCCCTGGTTAGCACACATCGCCACTTCCATATCACGCTTGATGAGCGTAATGGCCTTGGAGACATTGTTAGCCAGTTCGTCACGGACACCAGCGATGTTGGCGACATCCTGAGTGAGTTTCGAGACACGGACGGCCTTGCGGAAGATCTGGATACGATTGCTCAGTTCGACACGGAACTGGGTCGTACCATCGTTCACGAAGTTTGTCGTGCCAGTGTTGGGATCGACATCAGTGCCATCGACAACCGGGGTCGGGGCAGTGGTGGCGGGGAGGCGGTCAGCCTGCCAGCGGAAGATCGTGTTACCGGGCTGAGCGCCCTTCTTCGCCATCGAGGTGAAGGGGGTGTCCTTCGCATCGACCATAGCGATGAGGTTAGCAAGGTCTTCACGCTTACCAGCGTTGACGATGTCTTTTTCGAGAAGTTTAGGCATAGTAGTATATGATAGTTAGGGGGATTAGATGAAACCTTTCGACAGCAGAACTTTGGCGAGGTCATCTGCGGAGGTCGATTTTGCGAATCGACTTACGGCCTGCTTTGCGCCTGCTTCATTAGCGCTCTGCTTAGCCGGGCTGACAGTGGGACGAATAGCCTGAACTGGTACTTTTCCAGACTGAACAGGCTTCTTAGCCATAGCACTCTCACGGGCGGCTGCTCCTCGGATGTAATCTCCGACAAACATCTGCCAATCAGGGAACTTCTTCAGTTGGGGGAAAGTACGAAGGATCTGTTGCGCCTGCTGGTATTCCTTGGCTTGGGGAGTCTTCCACCAGGGGTAGGTTGCTTCAGCGATTGGCTTGATTTTGCTCTCGGTATCGATGCGATTCATCTGCTTGGGCAGGTGATCTTCGATAGCCTTGGTGGCATTAACAAGCATACGCCTAACATCTTCCGGGCCGTACTCACTGTCGCCTAGGACAAACCCATCCGGGTTCTCCATACATTTGTAACGCAGCCAACGGGCTTGCTCGATCTCCTTGTCCACCTCAGCCTTTGATTTTAACGAGGCAAACGGGTTTTCGTCATCAATGACACCCTTCTCGCTCAATTGCTGGGACTCGGCGACCTGCTGCTTCAGCGTTTCAACTTCCTTGCGGAGGTTCTCGGCTTCCTCTTCAGCCTGCTTTCGCTTGGCTGTGAGTTTGTCGATTCGCTTCTGCACGCCCTTTGACAGACTGCCGTCTGTTTCTTCGTCTTCTGCTTCCTGTGAATGAACTTCGTCGCCATCCTCGGCCTGGGGGACATCTTCAGGATCGGCATCGAGTGCCTCCGCTTCAGAGTCCTTGACTTCCGTCTGGGCTTCACCCTCGCTATCGGCCTGGGGCTGTGCCGCCTGCTCGTCATCGGCGAACAGGGTCTCACGCAGAGTTTGCGCAAGCGATTCCTCGTTTAGGCCCGAAGAAGGGGCATTTGACTGTACCTCGATATTATTTTGAGCCGGATCGATATCGGCGTTTTGGTTATCGGACATAACAGGGAATGGTGGCTCCCAGGGGCTTGTGGGCATTAACACCCGAAATCAATACTCGTCAACGAGCCGGACGGCGCTTTGTAGGTTTTGGCAACTTCTTGCCAATCTCACGAACCGAACTTGCCTTCTTTGGCTTCTTGATGCTGGACGAGCAGCAGATCTTTGAAGTCTTTAAGGGCTTCGGCTCTTCCACAGGCGTGAACTCGCTTTTCTCCTTCGATAGAATAGGAGATTGCTCGGTCAACTTCTGCGTCAACGCTTGCGTCAAGAAATGCCAGAACTGCTTCAAATACTTCATTGGTTTCAAACGATAGGGCGGTTTTGTGATCTTTGAGATTTTTAGCCATTAGAATTGCGGCATCTGGCCTCCCATTTGCTGGCCTTGAGCGGCCTGATCCTGGGCGAACTTATCGGACACCGGGGTGACCCCAAGGCGACCAATGGCCTTGTTATCTTGCTGGGAAACGCTCATCTGGAGGTTCTTCATATAGTTCTGAAGAAGCGCCTGGAACTGTTGATCAGCCTGAGCGGCCTGTTGAGCCTTAGGATTCTTGGAAAGGATATCCTGGGCGTACTGCAACTTATTCTTAGCAGAAGGATCGTTCTCGACATACTGCGGCTCCATACCAGCCATCATCTTGGCGATGTCGATCTGGACTTGCTCGTACATCTTTTGGGAGGCGCTAGCCTGATCAAGAAGGAGATCCTTAGCGGCTTCAGGGCTGATAGCCTCAACGAAGCGCTGGGTGAGTTTGTTGCGGTCAATGACACCACCAGCATCCATCGGAATAACAAACGAGGAGATGGCCTTGAGTTTCTCCATCACATAGTCCGTATCGAGTTCCTTAACATTGTAAGAAACATTGAAATCATAGGATGCAGAGATGTCCTGCGGCTGTAGAACGATAGGAATCCCTGCGACACGCTCGATTTCAGCGCCGTCCATATACTGGATCGACAGGGAGACGATCTGCTTGAACACACGACCCCAGGCGGTAAGCCAGTTGTTCACAAGGAACTGCTGGGTCGTCTGAGTCTTATCGGGCGGGATAGCAGCGTGATACAGGCCGAAATAAGCCGCATTCCGGGCTTCCACACGATCAATGAGGTTGAAGGCGAGTGCGGGATTTCCCTGAGGCGGCGAAAGGAATGTGTAGTCATCCGGGGTAGTAACCGGGAGCAAGCCACCCGGCTGGATGATGTTCTGAGTGCCAAGGCGCTTCTTGACCTTGATCGGAGGCAGGGTCTCGAAAGCCGTGCGGTCACGGATAGAGTCGTGCTGCGCCTTGATCTCCATCTGATCGGTGTAGGCAATCTCAGGAATGCCACGGGACTCAATAATGCTGCGGCGAAGACGCTCACGGCGGAACTCGATGAACGGGTACTGTCCGTGTGCGTACTCAAGCATTTCGTGCTTGGCGTACAGTTCTTCGCTGACCTGGGGGCAGAAGACTGTGTAATAGATGCAAGGAATGCCGTCTTCGTTGATCTGGCGTGTATAGGCGTAAATAATCTCAACGAGATTGTCAGCCCTGTGCAGAGTGTTCGTGATATTGGTCGTGGTAGGGATCAGATTAGGATCAGCATACCAGGACGACTTTCCGGCGCAGTTAGCGGCCTCTTCAACGAACTGAGCGTTCCAGCCGTCAGTTTCGATGAGTTCACGCATCTCCACCTCGGTCATATGCGTGCGGCGAAAGATGACACGGGCATCCTGAAGATCTAGCGTTTCAGGAGGGAAAGCGATTTCATCAAACGGCTTAAGGGCAGCAACGGCAGGAATGTTGCTGACGGCATATTGTTCACGATATGTCGATGTGCCGGAGGCCAGGAGTTCTTCAGCAATTCGCATTCCGTCCTTCTCGGAGCATCCGATGGCGTTAGAAAGCAGGTTGGCGGTAAGATCGCTCGGCCCTGTGGAATTCAAGTGAATGACAGCCTGACCAGCCATCATATCTCCGCTCTGCGCACGCATTTCCAGTTCAGGAAGCGTGATAGTGACTGTGCGAGTGCCAAGGCGGCGCTCCCAGCCGATGTGGACGGCAGACCAGCCAAACTGGAGTGTGTACTGCGCCCAGAGTTCAGCCTCACGCTCAAGGTCGGCACGCAGGCGGTTAGAAACGATCCAGTTGGCGAGGTTTTGGATAGAACCAGCAACTGTCACATCACCAGATTCTGTTCCGGCGATGCGCAGGCGACCCAACTGCCAGGAGGATACGAGGAGAACGACCAGTTCGTTGATCGTCTGGTCAACCAGACGGCAGCGGACATCAGAAGCGCCTTCAAACGGAAAAACCGACTGGCCTTCGTATCCGTTGCTGGAATACTTCTTGCCATCGTCAGACTGACCCTCCCAGCGAGCCAGGCGGATGTCGTCATTGCTGTTCAGGCGAGCAACATTGCCCCCGTTGTACAGGGAACGCTCAAGTTCCTTGCGCAGGTAGACGAGGTCGGGGGAATCTGAAGCAAAAGTCAGTTTGTCTCGTTGGGAGTCTCTGTCGAGCATAGCGTAGGTGATTTAGATTCGATATATTGTAAAAGGGATGCTTTGTGGAAGCGATGCTGTCCACCAAGAGTAGTGTAACACCGGATACTGCCAGATTTACGCAATTTGTCCAATTCTCGGACATCAATGCCAGTAAGCCGCTCAGCCATAGACCGGGAAAGCAGCATAGGATACTCTTCAGGACTTTTCATCAGTAAGATCCGCCCCCCTTGCATTTGAAGGCTTCCGGGGCATATTGTTCCGGCTGCATAACCGCCAAGTACCGAAGGCAGTCGATAGGGTCTTTTGAAGCGCCCTTTTCGCCATCTGCACCCGTCCATTCACGAAGGGAATAGATAAGGTTTTCACACTTTTTGGATATATACAGTTTCGGTTCATTTATCGGAGACAACGGCTGTCCTGGGTCGTGCGCCAGAGCGTCATTGATGATCGCAACGCCTTCTTCGATTCGCACGCCTGCTGCTTGCTGGAAATACATAGGTTCAGGGTCTTCGTCCAAAAGTTCGATGAGGGAACTGCCTCCCTCCTTGGTTGCAGCCTGCGTAGCGCCTGCACGGGGGTCAATATAGCGCTCTTCGACCACCTCGTCCCCTTCTAGTTCACGGATCAACTGCTTGTACTCGACAAGACCCCTACCGCCGCCTGCACGCTGAGCCGGGCCTGCTTTCCCGTCTAGTTTGGTGTCCGGCAGCGCCCATTCTCCGTAAGTCAGGTCAGGCCACTCTCGATAAACATACCACTTGGTGTTTTCACCTTGGCCTACCGCTCGCAGCCATACCATAAACCAGTTTCTCGCCCCGGCAGGGTCAACGACCATATAGTTCGTCCCTTCCTTCGGAATCTTGTCAGGGTCGATCTCGTTCAGGTCTCCAAATCGAGGGAATTGAGCGCCAGCCAGGCCATCAGCCCATCCGTATGCACGAATCTTCTTTTCGTACTGGGTTTTACCCTCCAAAGTACGGCAAAGTTCGTCAAACGGGTTATAAGGGTTGAATTGGGAGTGAAACCAGACGACTCCAGCGTCTTTTCCTCTGGATTTAGCCCGATATGGCATATGTCCGTGCGGAACACCAGGCGTATGCTGGATTTTCTGATCTAGAATGGTCGCAACCCGGCTTTCCAGCACCTTGCAGCCAGAAATGTACTCCTTTACGACATTAGTATAGCCGGAAATCGGGGTAAAAGTGACAATAAGTTTACCACGGCGAGTAACAATTCGATAACGGAGTGTTTCGATCCAATCCAGAGGGACAAGTTCGTCACACCAGATGATATCGCATTCGCCGCCTTCAATGACTCGTTTTTCCTGCGCATAGTTCATAAAATAGCACTGGCTTCCATTAGGGAAGATAAAAGTGCCATCAGAGAACCCGTTTTTCTGCGAGTACTGAATGTTGGTAACCCGACCCTTCTTTAATCCTTTGTATTCCGGGGGGATGTATTTCCAGATGACATTCTGCTGCATCTGGATCGAGGATTGAGATGTCGTGTGAAGACACCATACACGGGCATTAGGCGTGTTCACCATCGCAGCCACGATGCGCTTCGCAGCCCACTCTGTCTTACCCGCACGATTGCCGCCAAGCACGCAGAGTTCCTGGTGTTTGGAGAGGAGAAGATCAGCGTCTTTCCAATGAAAGGGTTCGTAGCCGTGACGATAGGGGTCTTGTTTCTCCGCCAAGATCTTCTCCTCCCGAATTCGTAGAATTCGGGCGACTTCGTCAGAACCGACTTTTTCGGCCAAAATACGCAGTTCTTCCACACTCGGTAACTTGATTACCGGGTGAGGAGTCAGTTTCACGCCAGCCGGATTCACGGCTTGCGAGGACATCTCAGAAAAATAACTTCCTGTAGGTCGGACATATCAGGCTCCCACTCATCATCTTCATCGAGATTGAGTGGAAGCATCGCCGTTACATTCCGCCCTTTTTCAATCCGTAGCCCTTGAAGCCTGCGCCACGATTCGATCCGTGCATAGACTTCTCCATCATCTCCATCATCGAGTGACCGGATTTCTTGGGTGCGCCCTTCTTGGGCTTCGATCCTTGTTTCTTAGACTTCATAGTTGCTATAAGTTGTGCTGATGGCGGTCATAAGTCAAGGTGAAAGTGGAGCCTTGGGTCGGA